TAAAATCTAAAATCATGTCATTAAAATCTATTAAGTTATATTCTTTTTTGTATCTTATTAATTCGTTAGCTATAATTCTAAGTTGATCTCTCTCTAGATCCTGAGTGTGCTCAGCTAAATCAAACTGCTGCTCTGCTGTAATATTTCTAAGTTGTGCCAGCTGTATAATTCTAAGGTACTCACTATCTGATGTAAAGATACCACCCTGGTCTTCCTGGTAGTCTGCGTAAGTTACTGGAAACCCTAGCTTGCTGCCAAGATCTTTGTAATGTCTTCCCTGCATAACTTGATCTTTTTTAAGTCCAAGTTTTCTAAATGCTAATGAGTGTAGGGTTCTAAAATATGGAAGGTCTTCTTCTGTTAAATTAAAATCTCTTATAGCTCTGTCTCGTGCTTCGTGAGCAGCTTTCTGTGTAAATGCAAAGTAACCAATCTTATCTGGATCCGTGTTTTTTAAATAAGAATTTACTTTGTTTAATAAAGTTGTAGTCTTACCGGTGCCTGGTGGTCCTAATACAATAGTTCTCATTTTTTTATTTTTTTTATAATATTGAAAATTAAATCTATGTTATTTTTTGATAAATATAAAACAGCTTTTATAACTCCTTCTAAATTATCACCTAACTTACCAATTCCTTGGTTACATGCATAACAAATCCATCCTCTAAATGTTTCTTTTTCATGCTCGTGATCTAATTGTAAAACACCACTATTACTATATTTTTTTTTATTTAAAATAGCTTTGACTTCTACCCCACAGCACTGACAATTTTTTGGTTTAGGTGGCGCTGTCATATATAATTTTTCAATTATTTTACCGTGTTTGGATTGACAGTCTCTACATGCAGATCTTCTCATCTCTCCTCCAAAAGCAGTTTTAGACCAAAGTGGAAATGCTTTTACAGGTAGTTCTTTTTTACAATGAGTACACACCTTTATTCCAAGTTCAAAATCTTGTTGAAAAACAATATCTTCTTCTTCATTAAACAAATCCATTTGAAAATTTTCCATCAAAATATATCCTTTGGTTTTAATTCTTTTTGATTGTACTCATCAGTTTTTTTATCAAACTGTTTTACTTGGAATACAGATATTCTTTCTTTACCTATACGTTTGTCATCACAGCTACAGGCTTCTTTTAACATCTGTGCTGTACGCTGATAGTTTATGTCCCAACGTTTCCTAATTAAAAATTGATTGTAGAATCTATCAAACACAAAATGGTGATGGCCTTCGTTAGTCCATACCCCACCCTTTTTAAGATCATTTTTGTCTGTAGACACTTGTCTATTTAGACAATACTCTTCTAAATGATTTTGTAATTGATCTTGTGTAGTTACACCTTCTGGTGCTTCCACAGGTTCGTGGTTCTTCATCAGTGGATTTATAATCATGTCCCAGTCTTTAGGTTTTACTGTTGGTGGTTTAAAATCTAGTTGTTCCATACATGCTTCTTGGAATAAACTTTGTTGTTTTAAAAACTTTACATTCTCTAAATGTAATCTTTCACCATCTACGTTTAGATAATAGTACGGTTTTTCTAACTTCACTTTTTGTAAGTCAGATAATAATGGGAATACAATTTCTTCACCTATTCCATACTTTCTAGTTCTACATAATTTTTTATCACACAAGTTACACATAGGTACATCATTACATTTGTAGCCCCATTCTTTTTTCTCATGTTGTCGTTTAATTATATCTACTTCAGACTCACTTAACGGTGTAGTTGATGCTTCTATATTAAACATAGTCATCTTACTTTTCCATTCTGCAGGCCATTTCTGTTTAGCGTACACTCCAAAATGAAACATAGAGTTGTTACGACCACCTTCTGGTATTTTATTTAGGGCCATAAGTTCTATACATGGTGGAGCGTCATCATAATCTGATTTAGGTCTTTCTATTTTTATAGACGTAATATTTTTTTGTTTTAATCTGTCATAGATACCATAGAATTCTTCTAATGTTGCAGCGGTACCATCATCATTAAATGCATAACGTGTTGATTGATCACCATTGAAGTAAGGTAAGTTAAGAAAGTTTCCGGTATCGTCTGCTGATTTTAATTGGATCTGTTTAGGAAAAACTTCTGATCCACCGTAGCCTAGTAATGTTTTTATTTCCGTAAGTTTATCTCTCATTCTTTCTGCAGATACGGGTAGTTCTGAGAAGAGGAACACATGAGCGCCACCGCTCTTTGACCTACACACCGAGAGTGGTAGGTTAAATTGTTTTATCTTATCTATTAATTTTTTATGATCAAAGCCTGCATAAGAGTCTATGTCTACACAACCCCACACACATTCATTGCTTTCATTTATAGGAATAATTCCTAAACTTTGTTTACCTTCTAAGTGATCAGACCATAGTATATCTGTTACAGGTTGACGTACTACAAATGATTGTCCTTTTAATTTGACACCATCAGCAACAGGTTCACTTACTTTAGTACAACCGTGTGCACGTTCCAATCCCTTGAATATAGTTTTAAATTTATCTATCATATATTTATAACGGGCGCTTCGACTCTCGCTTCCACGCCCGACCTAGGATTTTATTTAGTATGGTGAATCTGTTTTTGATTCGTCTGATCCATGTTTAACTTCTACATTACCTTTGCCAACTTTTTCGGCAAATGATTTTGCAATTTGATAAACACCTTGATCTTCAACCGGACCAACCTTAGACACTTCCCAACCAAACCATGTTCCTTTGTCGTTTGACATCTGAACAGTCTTTAGATTATAAATGTGGCTATATGTTGGCGGTGTGAATAAACCATTTTTACCAGTCAACTTTAGTCCCATCATAATGGAATTCCATTTACGACTAATTTTTAATTGAGTCGCTTTCATAGAAATCAAAGCTGTTTGTGGTGAATCACCTAAAACTACTACAAAATGATTTGCAGTATTCTCAAGATAATTACCGTTTGGTAAACGATCTTTAAAAGATTTATCACGAGTAGTTGTGCTCATGATATCACTACTTGCATCATGAATTGCTACTGGTGCGCCTTTACCCTCACCTCTATCTTGCCATTCTACATATTTTCTTTCATAGAATGCTGGCAATATATTTATACCCTTAGTACCGTCAAAAATTTCATTTGTAACAGTGTTTAGGATCATGCCGGGTTCGGCACCCTCAACATACTTACCATCTCTTTTATTAATTTCAGGAGATAACTGTCCTAAAACTTTTAGAAAAGGTAATGCAAGATCATCTTGCGTCATATTCTGAGAGCCTTTATCTGCATCAGCTTCAAACATATTGACAACTACTGCATTTTCTTTTTTTTCTACTATTTCATTCATGTTTATTGTTTCCTCTTGATTGTTGTTTTATTTCCAACGAATACGTTGAAAAGCTCGGTAGGCATTTCTTTGCCTGATTCTAAACGTTCCCGAACTAACGCTTTAAGAGTCATGGGTTCCACCTTCAACTTTTGTGTTGGTGAAAACCCACGCTCAGATGCAAGGCTAGCATAATCCGCAGCCTTGTTATCTTCGTTACGCCCAAATGATACGGATATCTCATTTTTGATTATATCACCCAGGTTATTGTCTCGAAGCCATTGAAATGCAGCATCTCTATTTGCAATAGTAATACTTGCACTATAATTAGGTTTAACATCTACTGAAGACCCGTCCATAAGTTTAAGGTGAGATAAACCCATCTCAGCCATCATGGTAGGAATTACTTCTCCAGATAAATAGTCAAATTGTTTTTTAGTTTTTTTTAAATTCTCTTCTTGAGATTCAATATCATTTTGTAAAGAATTTAATTTCTCTACTTGATCTGCAAGAGTTTTTATATTGTCTGTTTTTTGTATGACCTGTTGTTGGTCATTTTCAAAGTTTATGTTACTCATCTATCTTTCCTCTTTCATATAAGTTGATTGCAATAGGATAATATTGTCTTTCTTGTTTATCCCACTTTAGTAAATTGTATTTACCATTAGTCATGTCAGAAACAATTGAACACGTTACACCAATAATTGCAGGATCTCCAGTTAATAATAAATGATCTTCTGATGTAAAATCTTTTAACATTTTTCTAAGTTTAAAAATTAATGGACCAGGAGAAAATATTATCTGTGAAAGTTCCGGTAATAAAAAAACAAACTCACCATATTTTGATGCGCCCATAATATTTATTTTAGGTCTGCCTTCAGCAGTACCCGCAATTTCTTGAATTACATAAACTTTATTTTCTTTCATATTGACAATATAGTTATAAATGTTATGTTGTCAAGTAGAAAGAAGAAAAATTATGAACTATAAATTTAAAACAAAACCTTATGCACATCAAATGACTGCATTAGAAAAATCGTGGAATAGAGAAACTTATGCTTATTTTATGGAAATGGGCACAGGTAAAACAAAAGTATTAATAGATAATTTAGCCATGCTTTATGACAAAGGTAAAGTTAATGGTGCTTTAATTATTGCACCTAAAGGTGTTGTAGGTACTTGGTATGATAATGAATTACCAACTCACTTACCAGACCACATAGAAAATGTGACTGTTTTGTGGCAAGCAAACATTACTAAAAAACAACAAGAAAGTTTAGATAGTTTGTTTCAAGAAGGTGAAGGTTTACATATTATAATTATGAATGTTGAAGCTTTTAGTACAGATAAAGGTAAAGCGTTTGCAACTAAATTTATGTCTTGTCATAATACTTTAATGGCGATTGATGAATCAACTACCATTAAAACACCTAGTGCTAAACGTACTAAAAATATTTTAACTTTGTCTACACAAGCTAAATATAGAAGAATAATGACCGGATCTCCTGTTACTAAAAATCCTCTAGATTTATTTTCACAGTGTGATTTTTTAAGTCCTTGGTTATTAGATTTTACATCTTTTTATGCATTTAGAAATAGATATGCAGAAATGAAAACCTTGCACATGCATGGTAGACAAATACAAATAGTTAGTGGTTTTAAAAACTTGGGTGAACTATCCGATAAATTAAAAGAATTTTCTTATCGTGTTCTAAAAGAAGACTGCTTAGATCTTCCAGAAAAAATCTTTATAAAAAGACATATAGTTTTAACTTCTGAACAACGTAAATTGTATGAGCAAATGAAAAAAGAAGCTATTGCTATTTTAGATGGTAAACAATCTACAACTGTAAATTCTTTGACTCAATTAATGAGACTTCATCAAATAACATGTGGTCATTTTACTGCTGATGATGGGTCATTAAAAAGAATAAAAAATAATAGAGTTAATGAATTGATGGATGTTTTAGAAGAAACTGAAGGTAAAGCTATTATTTGGGCTCACTATCAACATGACATTAAAGATATAATTAAAGAAGTAGAAAAGGTCCATGGTCCGGGATGCATTGTTGACTATTATGGATTAACTCCCAAAGAAGACAGACAACCTAATATCAAACGTTTTCAAGACGACCCTAAGTGTCGGTTCTTTGTTGGAACCCCTGCTACGGGCGGCTATGGGATAACTTTAACAGCTGCAAACACCGTAATTTATTATTCTAACGGTTATGACTTAGAAAAAAGATTACAGTCAGAAGACAGAGCACACAGAATCGGGCAGAAAAAATCTGTAACCTATGTTGATTTAATGGCGGCCGATACCGTGGATGAAAAAATCGTAAAAGCTCTACGAAAAAAAATAAACATAGCGTCAGAAGTTTTAGGTGAAGAACTGAGATCATGGATTTAATAGGACATACGCGTGAGGCGCGCTGGAATTTTATTTTACGTATCTGTCGGTTGATAGACCTAAGATCTGTTTGTATTCCGTCTTGCCGGATTCGCCTTTAATCGCCATTAGATATTCCTTACGGTTAGCGTTAATTTCTTTTGTGTATGATACATGGACCCAGCCACTGTTGGGTTCGCCGGGAGTGTGGTACTCGAGAATCAATTGATCAAACATTAAGTTTTCTTTGATCCAATCTGCTAGTTCATTGTTGGCAACACCAAATATTTCTAGGTCTGCCGCCTCTCCTTTGCAGTGCTGACTCTTAGTTGAGCTACCTATCTTAACTGACAAAATTGGATCTCTAAATCCACTGGAAATAGTCACTACTTGATTGAAATGGTCTCTAACGGGCTGTAGAACCCTCTCACAGAGCAATCGTAGATTTTCGGTCTGATCGTCCGTGGGGTTGTTGTTAAGGCCCATCCTCGTCGCTGTCTGTGACTTACAAAGCTCAGCTTTGCTGAAATTCTTGCTCAGTTTCATGGCTCTCCTATTTTATGATTAACATGTAGATCATACCGGCCATACCGGTGATCAAAGCTCCGACAGATGTTAGTAGAATAGTTTCTATTCTACAAATCTGTTTTTCTAATGAATGAATCTTGTCATGAGTTTGTTTCTGCATAATTCTACACAGCTTCTCATGTGATTCTATTTTTGTTAGTGCAATATTTTTAGTCATTAAGTTCTACTCGCAATTACTTTTTCAGTAGGTGATAATAAAGCAGTCTCAGTCTGTGTCAAGTTAGTTTGTGGGTCGACATTTTGTGCTTGACTTAACTGTTTAGATGGCATTGGTGTGTCACCTAATGGTGGTGTTTGCATTTTAGGTTTACTTGTAAAACCTGGTGAACCCGGTACCATTAAATCTTTTATCATACCTGGTACTTTTTTAATTTGTCGCTGGATAAATCCTTCTTCTTTTATTGGATTTCTATTTTTATCTAACAACAACCTGCCTTCTTTGTCTATTTGATAATTTTCTTCATCAGGCTTGTAGCCCCCTTCTCGTTCTCTTGTTTCTTCGTTTAATACTGTAGGAAAAAATTTAATTCCACTGTATTTTCCTTTAACTCTATCTAAATCTCTTTGCGGAAATAAAAAAGATCTGTTTGCTCTATACCTAAACTCATCATTGTCTTTAGTTAAATTTTTCATTTGTTGTTTAACTGATTTAACTTTACTTTCAAATCTAGGTTTAGAATAATTAACTGGTGTAAATCTTCCTGATACTAGATTATTAACTAATGTTCTGGAAGCACCTTGATCTCTCATGATTTGATATATTTTAGATTTACTTAAATCTAATAATTCTAAATCTTTAATTCTAATGTACATATCTTTTTGTATTCTAAATGCTTCTTGCTGCATGTTATCAAAAGTTCTAACCATATCTGTTGGTGTTTTTTGTGCAAAATTTTGTACGCTATAAAAACCTTCTGTTTCATCAACCGCTCTTAACAATGCATTCATACTACGTGTAAAATACCTAAGGTCTTTTTTAACATCAATTCTAATGATCCGTGTTCCAGTAAACAGGGCCAATAATTCATCAGATAAGTTAACTGGTTTACCACCTTTAGTTAAATCTAATGACAAAGCATCACCTATTTTTTGACTACTTGTTAGCACACCAGGTTTAACTCCATCTAATATGTGAGTTAATGATTTAATAAATTTATCTCCAAGGTCATCAGAATTTGTGTACACAAAACCACCGTTATCTTTTCTACCATTTCTTGTAGTTACATCTATAAACCTATCAAAACCTAAAGGCTCTGATATAAATGGATCTAGATATACAGAAACAGGTCCATTTTCTCCAAACATTAAATTCATTACAAACTGTTCTGTTTCTTGTGGATTTAAATTTTGTTTCTGTGCTTGTGCAATAGCTGCGTCTAGAGGCTGATACAAACTATCATAAGGACTGAAGTATGAAAAATTAATTGCAGCACTCTCGCCATCTTTCCAACCTTTAACTGCTAGCAAGTTTGATGTTGCATCCCACGAGGCAGCTGAAGATCTTTTGTACGCATTCCACTGCGAGTCTGTAGAGTTAGTTAAAGCTTGTGCCATTTCCGTGAACCCTTTACCTATGGCATAACTGGTCATGAAAGCACCTGTTAATCTTCTTATACCCATTTGTTGTATAACTCTGTTAGGATGAGCTGATTCTTTTAAACCAAGACTAATAATATTTGCACCCGTCCTAAGTATTTCTGCAGGAAAAGATATAAAGTTTCCAAGAGGTAGTTTTCTTAATGCTTGAATAACTGGCGGTACCTTACTGTATGTTGGATAAGTATTTCTTAAAAGATAAGCAGATCCTTCCTCAATAGCTTCATCAAATGTTTTTTTAACACCTGTTACAGGACTAATAGGATCAAATTCTTTACCCATATATCTAAACCAATCTTTAACTTCATCTAAATTTTTTAATGCTTGATTCAGTTGTGACTTACCAAACTCCCAACCATATTGTTTCCATAAGTTATCACCACCTGCATACAGTCTTGCAACTTTATCTGTTGGTGTCATAGTTATTAATCTATCAAATAGTTTATCACTAGTATTTACTTTACCGTTTTTTAAATCTTGTAATATTGATTTCATTTCTGCAGCTACAACGTTCTCATCCCACACACCTAGTCTAACTAATTTTTCTACATAATTATTAAAATCTACTTCATCAATTTTATTACCACCTGCTTTAAATATATCTCTTGCAACAATTTGCATAGCGTCAGTTACACTAGCTCTACCCCCAATGTGACCATTCATTAATGCAAAGAAAGAAGCTGACGTAACATTTCTAACTTGTGTTTGTGGCGAGTATAATGTTTTACCAATCTGTACACCAACCTTAGCTTGTAATGCAAAACGATAGAAAGCATTCTCTACAAGTTTATCTAAAGAACCTCCTATACCTGCAAATCCTTCTACGTATTCAGGTGATGCCCATTTGTTCAATAGATCTGATTTCATTATACCAAGTTTTGGAACACTTTTAATTTGTTGTGCACCAACAAATCCTGCATTAGTTGCATCTTCTACAGAATTAAACAACCAACCATTTTTTAATCCTGATCTTGCTATGTAATCTGCCGCTCTTTTGTTGGCCATCGATGCGATAGCTTCTGATGTAGTGAATGCGACTGATGCTTTTAAATTTTTCTCAGGACCTAATAAATTTTTAATCGCAGCTGGTAGTTCTTCTCCTGTTTTTAAAAATCTAAATTTATCGTTTTGTAATATACGAGTTCCTATATCTTTTAATTGTTTTATTGGTGACTTACCTTCAGCTTTAGCTGTTCTTAATATATCTTCTGCGTGCATTTTAGCAGACTCTATGTAAGCTTGTTCTGGTTTTAGTTTTGGAAAAGAATTCCTGGCAGATTCTTTTAAGTTTGTATTTTTTGTAATTACATTTTTAACTAAATAATCAACTGCTCCATCCATTATTTTTTGTGCAGGAACTTTTTCTGGATTTGTAAATGTTGAGAATGATCTTACTAGATACTTACCGACGTTATCTACTTCAACAGTAGCTAAGTCTTTTGCTAATTCATCTGCATCTTTACCCGTAGGTAATACTTTTTTAAACTCAGTTTGAATTTTTTTAATATCATTAATTAAATCTTTTGTTAATGCTTGTAATTCTTTTGGTAAATCATTTAATTTTAATTCACCTTTTACTACTGAGTCTGCATCTTTTAAAATATTGTTGGCTATTTCTTTAATTTCATCTGCGTAATATCTTTGAATAGCAGGAGATGTTGTTGCTTTGTTATATTCATCTTGAAATTTTTTAGCTAATTTATAGGCGCTGTTCTCCATACCTTCATAAGTTCTATCTATTTTTCTAGCTCTACCTTTAATAAATAATGAAACTTCTTCACTTATACCTTCGATATCTTTTGGCTGTTTACCATAAGATCTAAACCAGGATAATATATTATCTACTCTTTTAAGACCTTTGTTTATTTGTCTTGGATCTGTTACAGATTTTAATCTCCATTCTTTAAACGGTGGTAGCTGTGTTACAAATTTACTTTTTGTAAAAGTACCTGCAAAAGCATTTGCTAATACAGGCGCTACTACTTTACTTATAGTAAACCTTCCGGCATTTTGTAGAGTTTCTGCTCCTGCTTTTGTTAAAGGAGCTACTAGTTTATTACCTAATAGTAACTGAGCACCTTTAACTACTGTTTTATCAATTGCTTTAGCTCCTAGTTGACCTACACCTAGTCCATATTTATTAACCATCAAAGGTTTTCCTAAATATTTAAAACCAAGTTGTGTAAATTTACCAACCAATGGAAAGCCGCCACCAATTAATGCACCTTCAGCTCCATACTTAATTCTATTTCTAAATTCTGCACCTGCTCTTTTCCTGCCCGTTAAATTTTTAGTGTCCTCCGGTTCTACAAAAAAAGATTCTCTACCTGGATTAGATGCTAAAAAATCTGTAGCCCCTACAATACCGGCACCTTCTACCATTCTCGATGCTACCTGACTAACTTTTCTAAGTTTACCACCTTTAACAGCATCAGCTGCTTTTTTCATTTTAACAACTGCAGGTATCCTTCCTGCAATTTTAGCAATACCTGCTCCTGGTATACCGTATTGTGTAAGTAAAGATGTAACTTCTCCTCTCCATGTTTCAGGACGAGTAGGTTCGTTCTCTTCCATTACTTTTTCAAATTTAGATAAAAAATCTGTATTGGCTGCAAGGTCTGTACCTGCAAATAATAATGAACCTAAACTGTTTTGTAAATCATATGTACCCGAACTAATACCTTTTGCTATCTCATCTAATCCGGTGGTGTAATCTCTTTCTTGTGTAATTTCTTTGTTGTTAATTCTAAAACTAGGAGCCTTTGCGTCAGGAATTTTTTTTAATTGCTTCATAGGATCACCCGCTTCTGTTGCTTCTTTGTCAGCTAAAAATTTAGGTACACCCTCTATACCGGCTATAGAATTTGCTAATCTTTTTGTAGGGTTAAATGTATAATACATTTCAAGAACACTTTTAGGGTCAGGCATAGCTAACCATTTCACAGGTTTTTTAGGTGCCGATTGTGATTTAAGTTCGTTTTGTATTTTAAGTTTAACTTGATCTAAGTCTAAAGGTTGTTGTTTTTTAATATCAACGTTAACTGCTTCTTCTTTATCAGGGTCTTTGAGAAATCGTTCGTAGGCAGTTTCAGCCATGTTACGCCTCCGCTGGTAGTACTAAGTTAACGCTATATTTTTTATTAAATTGATCTACTTGTGATTGGTCTGAAATCATAGCAAAGTCTTCTAGTGCTTCTGCACTATTAGTCATTAACTCTACAATATCATCTGTAATTTCATTTGGTAATCTTGCTCTTAACTGATCGTAACTTATAGGGTTATCAGTATTCATGTTCTGTCCACCCATTGGTCCGGGAACCATGGCCCCTGTTTCTGTAATCTGTTCTTGAACTAATTCACCGTTCGCATATCTTGCTCTACCACCACTGGAGAACTGACCAAGGATTTTTTTAATTTGTGCGATAGTATCTATGTATAATTGTACATCTTGCTCATCTGTGTACTTACCCTCTTGATCTTCATCTAAAAGTTTTTCAGATAATGAATTAAATAAATTTTGTCCCGATGGAGAACTAACAAATATTTTTATAGCACCTTCTGTTACTGGATTGCTTTTAGTGTAGTTATTTTTTTGAGTTTTTAATATATCTAATTGCATTATATCATCGTCAGTTGCTGTACCGTCTGCAACTCTAGATTCTATCTCGTATATTTTAGGAATGATTGATTCTAATTGTTTAGATATTTCTAAATCTCTGTATGTTTTACCACCAGTCTCTGACCCTAATATGTCTGCTTGACCTTCAATTAATGAAGTAAACATATCAGATCTTTTGTCATCTAATCTCTCATCTCTTTTTGTGTTTGTAGCTCTATATCTGTCATAAGCTGTTTGACCAGAGGCACCAATGTTTTCAAAAATAGATCCCCCCGAAGCTGGTCTTGAAATTAAATCTAAACCAAAATCAATAAATAAATCTTTGTTGTCTCTAGGTTTTTCTGGATAAAGTCTTTCTGCTTCAGCTCTCATTTGATCTGGAGTCGCAGTTCTTGGATCATACTTATAAACATTTTGATCTCTAGGATCTTCTGTACCTTGATAACCTTGTCTAGGTGATTGTAAGCCAGATGTAATACCAGTGCCACCGCTATCCGCCATGCCACCTTTTCTAAACATAGGTCTACGAAACGTATTATTCATTACTTTGTCATTCCATAACCAAGAGAACCTATACCGATTGCTGTTTCTAGTGCAGATTTGTTTGGTGAAACTTGTGTTTGATATTGACCCATCGCACTACCCATAACATTACCCATACCGGCACCCATATAATTTAGTCTCTCATAAGGTTCGTAGGCTGCCATTCTATTAGCTTCTCTTTGTTGATCAAGAATATTTTGTGATTGTAGTTGTTGATTAGTTCCAGCACCTTGTAATGTTTGAACATCTTGTCCGTATAAACCTGGTACTAATGAAGCCATTCTTTGTTGATCCGCTCCTAAAGTATTTGCACCCTGCATTAAGTTTTGTTGGTTACTAAATAAATTTCCTTGTTGTCCAAACGCTGTGTTCGCTTGTCCTTGAGCTTGACCAAAACCTTGTTGTAACATTTTTCCTTGTAGTAAAGCTCTGTTCATGTCAGATTGATTTTTATATTCTGCTCTCATTACACCTTCACGCCCGCCACCTAAGTTACCAGACATAGCTGCGTTTTGACCAATACTTGTCATTCCTTTTGCGGCTTGCTTGTCGTAATCAGTCATAGTTGCATTAATTACATCTTGTTGGTACGGAGACATAAATTGTTTGTATGCATTAGGTCCTGACAAAGCTCCTTGAGCCGTGGACTGTGCTTGAGCGGCTTGTAAATAATCTTGTGAACCCATCATGTTTGTAGGTTGACCCGCAAAAGTTCCAGTTCCTTGTTGAAAGGCTCCGGCTTGTTGTAAGTAAGGTTGAAAAGATCCTATACCTTGACCTTGTGTTGTAGCCATTGAATAAGCATCTTTTTGTGCTTGGTCTTGACCGGCAACCATTGGTTGGAATTTTTTTGTATCAAGAGGTAATGAAGTTAAACCAGTTAACTGTTTTGCATAATCTTTACCTAGATCTTCTACAAATTTTGGTGGTAAACTTCTTGTTTCTGTGACTGCCATTATAATACTTCTCCTAATCTCTCTGATGTTTCAAACATTTGTTGAGCGCCATTATTTCCTTGTGACTCTTCTGATATTGTACCACCATTTTCTAAATTTTCCATCATATTCTCCATTATTTCTGCACCTTTGTCAATGTCCCCTTGACCGGCACCTCTTACAGCGTCTGCTGTAAACACAAATTCATTAACACTTAATCTTGCAGGTACGTCATCTTTTTTTTCATACTCTCCAATGGGTACAAAACCACCTTCAGCTCTGTAATCTTTTTCCATACCACCAAGGTCCATTAATCCACCTTCTGCTCTACCTATTCTACCACCGTTAGCAGCGTATTTAGTATAAGGTAATTTACTAGGTAAATTTAAATCTTGAACTGCGTCTAAAGGAGGCAGCATATAATTATAGTATTGTTGAACTTCCGCTATTCTTTGTGGGTCTCCACTTTTATATGCTTCTTGAATTTCATTTTGAATAGCTTCTTGTCCTTCTTGTCCTTGTGAATTTTTTAAACTCCCACCTCTGTCACTAAAACTTGTTTCGTTTGGTTTAGCTTTATTTAATCCAGGGATCATAGATAGACCTAAACCAAGACCACCCATCGTAGCCATTTTTCCAAGTGTACCTAACTCATCATATTTACCTTTTAATCCCATTACACCGCTTGCAGCTTTAGAAAAAAATCCAGGACTGCCTGAAGCTGCACCAGCAAACATATTTCCAAAACCACCTGTTGCTTTTATTCCATAACCTGGCATGTAATAAGCCCCTGCAGCTAACATTGCCATCTTACCTACATCACTTTTTAAAACTTTTCCTGCTGCATCAGCAACACCACTGACTGCACCTTTAATACCTTTAACTATCTTACCTAAAAAATATCCTTGTCTTTGATCGACTCTGTTCATGATTCCACCCATAGCTCTTCTTGCTCTAGTGCCCATAATTCCACCACTCATTTCTGGAACTACGCCACCTTGATTAAAATCATAAGATTCTCTGGTCACGTCTGCAGCTTTACCTAAATTAGGGTCACCAAATCTGTAGTCAATTTTTTTTTCAACAGGCATTATTTGTTTTGGAATAGGAGAAAAAATTTCTTGATTATTTTCACCTCCTGTGTCTCCTGTGTCTACATTATTTTGCCCGTATTCTTTTAAAAAATTACCGTCATAGTTAATAAGATTAAATGCATCATTACTACCCAGTCCTTGGTATTGTTTTGGATCTCCACTTAAAGTAGGGATATCTTTGCCATAAATACTTGATAGATCATCATCATTAAATGTTGAAAAAGCATCCTGTAAATTAAAATAATCTAAACCAGATTCTTTTAAAGATTTTTCGTCTAGTTCGTCATACTCTTCATCGTTTGCTAAGCCCAACTTCTCTATCATAGCTCTTTTTTGTTGAGGAGGTAATGAATTAATATAATCCATCCTATTCTTTAAAGAACCTTGACTTATAAATTTCTCACTTAAAAAATCTAATGGTTTTTTATATGGAATAAAATCAAATATAGGATTTTTTTTATATTTATAAATTGATTCAGCTTTTAATGCATCATCTATTTTTTTTTTCTCTTCAGCTTTCTTTTTTAAATCCAACATTTTTTGGATTTCTTTTTCTTGAGCTATTTTATCTCTTTTAGCTTTATCTTCCTTATCTTTTTTAGCTTTTTTAGCTTGTCTGTCTGCTAAATCTTTTGCTGCTTTTTTTGTTGCAGCTTCATTATTTCTTTTAGCTTTTGCTTGCGCTGCTTGTCTAGCTGCAGATGCCCTTTGTTCTGCACCTCTATCATTTCCGCTATCATAGCTATCTCTAGAATTTCCACTTCCTTGACCACCCTCTGCACCAGCATTTCCACCACTTGTGTCAGAACTACCATCAGAGTTTTTATCACCCCAACCATTTAAACTCATTACACCGGATGGTCCTCTGTTAGGTTTACCATTTAGTGAATTGTGTAAATCTTTTTTAAGAAGTAAATCTTTTTCTGCTTTTGTAATATAAGCTAGTTCTGTTTCAGGATGATCGGGTCCCGACTTCCATTTAATGGGCACCTTACCTACAGTTTTTTGATCGCCAAGATAGTTTTTTACTCCACCTTGAATAGCTACTTTAGCCATGACTATCTACCTCTGTTGTATAGACCCATCAGACCACCGTTGGCTCTCATCTGAACTTGTTCTCTCATATCAACATCAGCGATACCACCGCCTGGCATTGATTCGGCCATGTTAACATTTTCGTTCATAGACATTTCTGGTGTTTGGTCTGCTTGCATCTGTTGTATAATTTGTTTCCAGATTCCACTTTCAAAAAAAGCTTCAAAACTTTGAAACTGTTCTTTTTGTTCTGGTTCCATTTGTTCCCATATTTCAGCAGCCATCATTTGCTGTTCTTCTTGAGGTGATTTAGGACCTTCGTCTCCTCTATACCTAATAGACGGTGCGTTAGTTTCTAGCTCTTCTGAAATTTGTATATCTTCTATTCCCATGATTTGTATAGTTTACTTTGTTTTTCCTAATAAATCAAGAGATGGCATAATAACATTTACATCTTGTGCCATTTCTTCTTGTTTAAAACCTTTAACTTCCCAGTCTTTTCTCTCCTTAAAAAGCTCTCCTGTTTCCTTGTGTCTATAAGTAGTCTCTACCTTAGCCTGTAGTATTGGTGTATCGTTCATTATGTTGTTACCTCTTTTAGTATGTTTAAAAAGCTAATACCTATTGTTGTGGAATCTGTTGTGCTGACTGTAAATCTAAAGTAAGTGCCTCCTTCTACAATTAAAGGCTGAGTCAATAATTCTGTCATAGTGTTAGCAGTTAATGCAGCTTTGATAAAAGGAAAACCATTATTAGTTAAAGTAATAGTAGGTGTTCCAGCTGAGCTAACTAAAATAGATTTTATAACAATGGTCTCATTAACAGCAGGTATTATTGTATTTGCATCTGATCCAAAAGTATACTGAATTGCTGTTGAAGTTACTGTCGCTCCATAAAATTTATATTGGTTTACTACTGCCATTAATCTAAAAAGAAACTTCTAGCTTCTATCTCCTGTTTTAATTCTTCTTGAAAGGTACTATTTAATTTTTCTAATACGGCATCTAAATCTCTAACTAAAGATTGAGATATGTCTTGATCATATTCATCACTAGCTCTGGTTAATGATTGTACAATTTTAGCCATTATCGTCTTCCTCCAGATTGTATATCTAATCTAAAAGTACCAAGTTTCCAAGTACTATCTATTTCTGTGTTAGAAATAGAAAGAGCTATGGCTCTACCTCTAGCACGAGTATCTACTTTTGTAGTTGTAGGTGCTAAAGTAAACGGACCTAAGGGTGAACTTGCTGCCGTGTTGTTTGGGTAATCTCTAACAAATAATGTAGCTATTACATTTTCTGCTTGGTTAATAAAGTCAGGAACTATTCTACTAATTCTCATCATAGCTTCACCGTCTCCTCTAAGATCTGCTAAATTGCTAGCTGCACCTTTAACTACTTTTTGTGTGATATCATAATCTCCAGAAATAATATTAGCCGGTATAGGAACAGGACCCGTGAAAGCAGTTACTTGATTAACTCCTGTTTCATGTTGGAAATAAATTGTAGTTCCTTCAGTGTTTCCAATAACATCAAAAGACGCATCGTCTCCTGCATCATATCTAGTTGCATGAGGTAAACCAAATACAGCAGAGTCAACCCAAGTTGTTCTCGGGTATAAGGCACTTGCATTAGTAAACCATATCGGACGTTTTTTTGTTGAATCTAAATAGCTATAGGTAACTGATCTGTTAACTACATTAGAAGTACCACTACAGTAAAACCAAGTTATCTCGCCAAACAAGTTATTAATACCACAATAAATTAATTGATTAGATACTGTATTTATATCATCAAAAACATAATCTTCGACTAAGCAATCCATTGATTGTAGTTGACCGGTATACCTAAAGAATCCATTATCGGACATCCAGTAAGCAGCACCATCTACTTCAACAGCTGCGTTCATTCCAATTAAACCACAGTTGGTTCCAACTTGCTCGTAAGCAAAGGTAAACGGAGTACCTACAAATCTCATTGTAAATAGTGAGGTGTCGGTCCAAATGTAAATTGCATTTCTTCCAAGCTTAGCCCCCATGATCCGTGATCCGGCGGCCAGTCTTTGTGTACCGGCACTATTGGTTGCTGTAGGTGTATAATCTTCTATATTTTCTTGAGACGAAAATCTTATAAACATATCATCTTGAGTATCTTTATCTCCAATTGTTTTCTCTGTTCCAAAAAATACTAAGTGACGATCTGGAGTAGAGACTAACATATCACGCGACGCGGTTGGTGCGTTTGGAATAATAACAGCTCTAACACTTGTTGCATTAGTTGCATCACCATCCCATTTAAAACATTCTCCGTTGTGAATTAATGCAATCAAGGTAGACCCTAAGTTGTCCAAGGACCATAGACCAGGATCATTTACTGAGTCTGTATTAGCTGCGGGAGATCCCCAACCTGTAAAGGAAGAAGTATTAGTAACAGTACTTCCAGAAGACCAAGCTTGTCTTGTTGTGTTTAAAACTCCTCTAGTAATACCGGTAAGATTGTTTCCGGCTATTCCGGTGTATGAAATGGTTTCACTATTAGGAACACTACCTATTGTTCCAACAGTAATAAAATTTACTCCAGTTGAAGGAAGACCTGCTGTACTTGCTAAAGTGACCACGGTACCCGAACCTCCTGTACCAAAAGCATTATCTGATAATGATCCGTTTAACGTTGTAAGTAAGGTTCCTAAAAGATTACCCCCGAATAAAGATATACCCCAACCAAAAGCACCTAGTTGTTCTGCGGGTCCAACACTATAGTATTGAAAAAATTTAACACTACCTGAAGTAGTAGCGCCACTACCTGTTTCGTTAGTAGCCATAGTAATTGTAATTGTAGTTGAAGTAGGGGTTGCTGTTACCATGTATTTCTTACCATCAAAATCTGCAGCAGTATAATTAGAATTAGTAGCGCTAGAGAAATTACTAAACAGGATAATGTTTCCTGCAATAAAACTGTGGTCACTTGGAAAAGTTATAGTAACTGTAGGTGATCCGTTAGTAGTAGTAAAACAGTTTGAAAGAGTTGTTCCCGAAGGATTAACTAAAGGATGTATGTCATAAAAAATACTACCTGAATAAACATATAGAATATTACTAGTTCCTATTACTGCGTATTTAGTAGAAGCTGTGCTAACAAAATGATGTAAATTTCTAGCGGCACCTGTTAGTTTACTGGTACCTAGTTGTTGCCAACCACCTATCTTCTCCGGTGTACCATATCTAAAACGTACATTCTCACCATCTACCCATTGACTTTCGGCTCCGGTGTCTGTGACTTGTTTATTGAATCCTGGTAAAAATCCTAGTTTTTGTAGCATAAATTAATCCCTAGTTTAAAATATACTAGATTTCTAGTTATATCAACATTTGTTATCTACAGGAGATTAATACTAAGCTTTGTATGATTTACCAGCAGTGATTGCAGAATTAGCAGCAGTCATACTCTCATCAGTCCAAAAATCTTTAGCAACCATAAGCTCTAGGTGTTCAACATTTCTGTCAACACAATCTTGTTTTTCTGTTGCTGATTCATCTTCCATATCCGTTCCAGCAATAACTTCATTAATTAAAGTTACTGAATGTCCCATAGCTGTGTAATCTTGTGCTATATCTTCTGCAGTTTTTACGTCTTCACTCATAATATTTTCTCCTTATTTTGTTGCGCATGCAACGGGTTTAGTTGTATCAAGTTTTTTAAATTCATCAAGAATTATTTTTGGTTCTACCATGTTATTTCTAGGATCGCTATCATTATATTTAGCCTCATCCCAGTCATTTCCCATGTGAAACTGTAGGTTTTTGTTATGTGAATAGCCAAATTGTGTCCAACGAGTACTGCCCCAAACAACAACCCCATAAGCTTTAGCTGAGGGTGAGAAGTGTTGTAGACAACTATCTATAGCAACGAACCCTTCAGATCCTTTTAACATTTCATGTAACTGGGTCCAGTGTAAATCACATCTAATAGTGTCATTATAATGTGGCTCATTAGGTAAAACACAGTTGATAATAGTAGTATCTTTATATTCTTCTCTCAACATATTAACTACTTGTTGAGCAAGGTATGGTTGATAGTTTCTATTTGGATTAATATTTGTGTATTGGTTACTGGCATTAAAACCCATTTGAGGTTGGCCACCAGAGAATTGAATCATTATGTATTTACCAATCTCATTATCAGCTAACCATTTAGTAACAGCCACTTTATAATGTTCTGTATACAGTTTAGCTGTCATTGATTTATCATAGTCAACACCATGATGTTCACAGTAGCTTTCAATAATATGTTGTTTACCAAATTGAAAATTAGATTTGTAAGGCTCGCAATAAAAAATATTGTTCGATGCCATGATCCTTGGATCTGTTAAATGTAAAGTTTGCTCTAATACTAACCTAACATCTGGATTACTGGCAAAACAACCTATGTAAGGTGTGTATATTTGCACATCTCCTTTTTCTTTTAACTTAGGAATTAATGCACTAAATGTAGCACACTTACCTACTCCGCCTTCTACGACATACGTATTCAACATTTTATCCTCTTTCTTTATTTGTTTTTTAGTAATTCTATTTCTGCTTTAAGTTCTTTGATTGCATTAACTAATATTGGAATTAAATGACCCCCAGTTATTTTTAAATTTTCTAAATCATGGTTATCTATAATAAC